AATAAAGCAGAGAATGCTATTCTCTTTCATTTTTGGATTCCTACCTATCCATTCAGATAGAGCAAGAAGGGATCCCAAGAATATCGTGAGACCCCAGTTAGTTACAAAACATGTGAGTGTCATGCTTCAGCTTGTGGCTTGAAGAGAAGTTCTTTGACGGTAGCAAGGACCATATCATCGATGCTATTGTCAGTTGATTTCACATACTTTGTCAAAAGATCAATAACAAGATTCTTAACTGCTGGATGTGTAGCAAGTTGAAGAATGAGTGGTTTTACCACCGCTACTACTGCGCCCATGGATCTCTCCATATAGAACGCAGCTATTTATCAACCCTTACTCTTCATGTAGTCGTTTGCTGTTTGGATGTAATCTGCTGCAAGGGTTATCTTGGATTGTACCCACTCTGGTAGATTATCAGCAGGTTGTAACATGTCATGAAGTTCTTGAGCATTTCTAGCAATACCTTTTAGTTGGGTCTTTGCCATATCTCCTTCATAATCATACTCACCCTTGTCATAGTTTTCTTTCTTGATATCTGGGTGAGGAGCATAAAGTGGTCCTCTATAGTCACCAGCAAAGTTTTCATTTGTTGGTTTAGTCACCATGCCTTTCTCACCATCTTTGATGGTAGGCATGATTTCTACAGTCCCCTTCTTTTTACCTTTGCGTTCTTTCTTCTCACAACCACACTCTTCGCAGAACTGTCTAAAGGACTTCATGACTTTTTCTTCATCGCAAGGATCTTACCAATCTTCTTACGGCGAGCATGTAGATACTTGTCTGATTTATCGTGGTCACCGTCGTTGTCAATATCTTTATCTTCTTTGCCAACTGGATCCATCTTCTCAGAAAGCTCTACTTCCTCTTTCTTCATCTTATTTTTTTCTTTCCAAGCAGTAGCGTAAGCAATTCCCTTTTCTTTCTTGCTTAACTCACCATCCTTAGAATATCCTTTCTTGATGTGCTTGACCATGCGCTCATACTTTTCACCAGGAGGTGCCTTCTCTTGGAGATCTTCCTCACCCTCATATTCAACACCAGCCTTGACACAGTTATTGACTTCTTTACCACCCTTTACCTTAGTGCCTTGCTTCTTATATCCTTTCCAGCAAGTCTTGAAACCGTTGTCATCTTTGCCATCCATCTTGACTTTCTCAAGAACATAGATGACACCATCAATTTCATACTCTTCAGTTTCTAGAACCTCATACTCTTCATTCTTAGGAGCAGACTCTTGACCAACGTAAGCACCTTTCTTAGGAGTTTTCTTACGCTTAGTGGTATCTTCAATCTCTGCGCCATGTGACTGAGGATCCATACCATCGAAAGGTGCTTCTGATAGATTCAGATTTACTGGATCAGTATTCTGGAAGCAATCACCTCCCATCCACTTACCATACGCTTCCATCAGACCTGATGAAAATCCATCATTATTCTGAACTGTGTTGATCGGTTTCTGGTACTTCATCTTTATAGTAAAGTTCTTCTCGTATTATTTATAGCCCTGATATTCTTGATCCACTCTCGGAACATTTCACCATCTTCAGTAATGACGATTGCGTAGTTTCCACCAACACGATGGATAGTTCCACGTTCACCATTACGGGAAGACATAACAAAGTCTCCCTCCTTGAATACCTCATGCTGACGTTGTTGTTGGCGTAGTGCCTCTTCACGTAGTTTCTTGAAATCTTTCATTAGTCTCTAACCTTTACATAAGATGAATTGTAAAAATAACTTTTCTTGAGTAAACCAGAATCATCAAAGATCTGCAGTCCATGAGAAGCAGCGTACAGATACAAGGACTTCAAAACATTATTTTTGATGATTGGTTGTATTTGACTACTAGACATAACCCAACCAAGTTCAACGGAGGCAATCTTTGATTTGAAATAATTTTTCAAATCTTTTTCTGATTTGTTTAGATCGTAATTATTTTCCCCAGAGAGGAATTTTATATACTCACCAAGCAAGGTAGGCCAACCAGCATTTCCAGTTACATGATTGATATCTGTATTGTCGATAAAAAATCTGTTCTTCTTGGCCACATGCTGCTCAAATGATTTTATCGCTGGTTCTTGACTCAATTGTTGTTTTCTCATCAAAGCGACAAATGCATTTCTCTTTTGTTTGAGTGTACTCTGGATTGATGAACTTGTCATATCAATAATCATTTCCGCTGGACCAACTGAAATTTTACCATGTTTAGCAGAAGAATTGGGAGCACCAAGTTCAAACTGTACATTCTCACCAACGTTGAAGTTTCTACAATCAAAGAAATAATTATATGATTTCTTCACATGCTTATTGGTTCCACCAACTTTCGTAGTATAAATGACCTTGAAGTGGATGTAAATCTTTGCCGCCGTAGGCACCCAGTCAACACTAATGTCGGTTACCTCAACATGGAACTCTTCAATAGAAGGATTTGAAATTAGTTGAACCGATGTTTGGTTCAAAGCTTTTTTCAAAGAAATAGGAATGAGAGTTCCGTTCAGAATGTTTTCATGTATCCAAGAATTGTATCTTGCTAGTTCTGCCATGTCTGCCTGAACTTTTTCATCAGTTGCGGTAATAGATTTTTTCCCAGTAAACTTTTTCCATTCTTTCATATCACCAGCAAAGAATCCCATAGTAGTTGTTTTCAACTCTTGCTTATTCAGATTTTTTGCAACGGCAAAGATATCCGCTGGATTCCATTTATCATCTACAGAAGATCCATAGTTCTTCACATCATTAGAAATGTTATTCATTCTCCTCAGATAATTTTGAAGAGTGTGATTGAACTTGTTATACCACTTACTCTTGAACCAACTGATTTCTGGTGTGCCACCAAAATAAAAATCATAGTTCACACCAGTCTTCAGATAAGGAGACTTGTATAAAGCGTTTGCTACGTTGACCCCAGATTTACGCCATTCATCTTTTCCCATTCCATAAAGAAAAACTTTATGTTTGTCCTTATTTGTTACAACATTTTGATTGATTATCTGAATAACTTTAGGATCTTCGTTCACACCTTTCATAAGAAATTCATGAAACTCTGGTTCTGTTATGTCAGAACCTTTATCCTGCCTCAAAGCCAAAGCATAGCACGTTAGAGTTTCAGTCCAGTCGGATTCTTTTCCACTAAATTGAGACTTGAATTCATCCCCACCTCTACCAGAAACAACCTGCTTTCCTATCTTATTGAGAGATAGTACTTCTATTTTCTTGGGGTTAGTTATACTTTGATATTCTATATCTTTGAATGCATATCTACCAACATCTTTTGTTTCCATAGATCCTGGTGGAAGTTTCCTAAACAAATCATCTAAGATATCTTTATCATAGACGTTCAATCCCCATTCTTTTAGTTCATCATAAATTTCAAGGATTCGTTTTACCTTCTCACCATCCTTGTAGATTCTTCTAGTAGCAGTAGCCTCATCAGTAAAAGGTACGTCCGCACCAGTTCTCATGAGTTCAACAAACTTCTCCAAGTACTGGAATGGTTTTTTGATTACTTCTCCAATAGCTGCTACTGTCATGGAAGGTTACCTTTTACTGCTTTGAACAAACGGGTTTTGAAATCTTTGTTTCTTTTTAGGTGAGTGGGAAGACCAGAGACGAACGTTTTCAAATCCATCTCAGAAATCGCCTTTCTCATTTTGCTAGCAGACATACCAGCAACACCTTCAGCATCTGGGTCTCTAGTACCAGCACTCTTGATTTCAATCGTATTCATTTTATAATCCGTTCCATTATATTTTTTGATGAACTGGAAGGCAGGAACACGATCAGAACCAACTACGAAAATGGCATCCGTGTATCCTTTTTCTTCCAACCACTTCAACGCTTTGATAGCATCTTTGATATCAGTATCATAGATAATTTTAGACTTGTGATCTGGAAACATCTCTTTCATGAACCCAACCTTGTCCTCTGGATCCAAAGGATTTTTACCTTTGTTATCTACCGTGTGACTGGGGAACACGTAGTAGTCATTACTACCAGCATACTCTTTGACCTTATTTATCAGTAGCTCATGACCCGTGGTAGGAGGATTGAAACGACCGAACGTGAATACCGCAACTTTGGCACCTTCACCAACAGGAGGAGACCAAGTTTTATCCAACGTAAAGTTGGCACGAGAGAACTCCAAACGATCAACGATCTTGACTGCCTTGCCATCTACGATAGCAACATAACCTTCTGGTTTGGTAACCACAAAGTTATCACCATTACGGAGAAATACTTTCGTGTCGCTGAGAGCAGCGAGTTTCAGGTTGATGAGATTCTTGGCATTCGTGAAAGAGTTATACATCACGATGAACGCTTTGAACGCTCTCTTGTTATCCTCTAGATACGAAATACCATTAGCAAGAATGTCACGATACTGCGCCTTAGACTTCTCAGTTTTCAGGCTCTCCACCTTCTCAACCAAAGACTTCTCAAACGCTGCCTGAAATCCACTCATGAATTTGGCGGTGTTGTTGATCGTCTTACCATCCTTCACGAAAGAGTTGGTGTAACGCTTCATCGTGTAACCAAGGGTGAATTGCTTGGTCGCTTCATGAGCGATAACCTCAAGAAAAGGTTTTGCGATAGAAGCATTCCTAGTCACAACAGAGATGACAGACTTGAGTACACGCTCCTCTGCCGAAGTCAGACCAGACTTGGCGCTGATGTTATCTACCGTAGCGGATGCAAGGAATACATTACGAGTAGATTTGAGATTGAATTGATCGACACCAAACCCAGCACCCATCTCAAGCAGAGTTTGACCGCCACTATAGAAAGTGTGGAACACAACTCCAACTTGTGCTGCCTTTACTGCTTTGCCTAGATCGCTATCTACAGGCCAAGCATAGGTCAGAGTGTTGGGCGTTGCCGTATAGAAACGATCACCATCAATCGTCTTAGTTTGAATGTCTTCTTTGCTGAAGAGAAGGTCTCCCTGAAT